CTATGGTATCAAAACTGCTATCATCAACGGCGGCGAGTGCGTCGCAGCCACGGCGGATGGCATGGCGCTGGGAGCGCTGACGGCGCTCAAGGATACGCGCCTAGGAGAGACTATCGCTATCGGCGCAGGCAAGATACCAAGTCTCAAAGTCGAAATGAAGGGCTACGCGCACATGGCGAACTGGTACTACTACACACAGACGGGCAAGAGCGGCACCGACGACGCTGATAACATCATTGAGCTGGTGCTAACGGCAGACCCGAACGGCGTATTGTCAACCGTGGCGACGGACATTGACATCTGTACCACGGCGATAGAAACCTATTGGGACGGCAAACAGTTGGGTTGGAAGATCGTACAGGACATCGCCGGACGCGGCTACGAGACCGGCGGCGTGGGCTACCGCTGGTCGGCTGGCATCTACGAGGGACGCAGGACGACCTACAAGCAGGCCGAATCGGTAGATAGTAATGGCGTGCCGTTGTCCACGAACAAACATCTAATATTGCACCGTCAGATTCACGACGCGGGCGACAGCATCCTAGACGACGCAGGCAAGGAAATAATGCCGTGGGAGATGAGACCGGACAGGCTAATCTATACCGAAGGCATACCGGGCCGCCCGATGTACATCGAACAAGTTAAATTCACAGCGCCGTTCAAGGTCGCACTGAGCGGCACAGACGCGCTGAGCCCGTCCAAGGCTTACCTACGGCAGGGGTGCGGATAATGACGATGCTGACGACCGATCTCTGCGACCTGATACGCGAACTGCGCTCTCACTTCTTCGCCAAGGACCGGGACGTGATTGTGCAGACCAATCGTATCTTCGCCGGAACGAGCGGTGGCGCAGGCACGATCCCGGTCGGCGGCATCATCCTGTGGTCGGGCAGCGTCGTCAGCATCCCGACAGGCTGGGCGTTATGCGACGGCGGGAGCGGTACGCCGAACCTAACAGACAGTTTTGTCGTCTGTGCGGGCGGAGCGTATGCTGTAGCGGCAACGGGCGGCGAAGACGCTAGTAACCTGGCTCATACCCACGGGCCGGGGACTCTCAACACGGATAACGACAGCCACACGCACGGGCCGGGGACGCTTGCTACCGACTACGATATACACGATCACGGGCCGGGGACTCTCAACACGGATAACGACAGCCACACGCACGGGCCGGGTAATTTTCGGACAGGGGAAGCGTCAGCTACAGTGGGAAATGACAATGCCGACGGGGTAACATATCCCATAGTTCAACAATCACATACGCATGATATCCAGTTCGGCGACACTGCCCCTGACAGCCACGACCACGACGTGGACAGCGGGTTGACCGCTACCGATACCCACAACCACGACTTAAACGCTGGCGTGACGGCCAGCGACAGCCACGACCACGCCGTGGACAGCGGCGTAACCGCCAGCGCGGGCAGCGCGGCGCAAGAGAACAGGCCGGTGTACTACGCACTGGCGTATATTATGAGAACAGCCTAACGAAGGAGCAAGGAAATGAAACAGAAACATCTGTACATCGTTATAGCATTGCTAATCATCACGAACGTCGTCGGCATTGCAACCGCCGCCAGGGCGCAGTCCGTAGTTATCGAATTGCACGACGGCGAAGAGGCATTAGTGAGATGTGTCTGCGCCACGGCTACGGCAACACCAACGGCAACACCAACACCAACACCTGAGCCAAGCACACCAACGCCGACGCCTGAGCCAGAGCCAACGGATACGCCGGTACCGCCAACCGCCACGCCGACACCAACGGCTACACCGACACCGACGGCCACGATGATACCGCCAACCGCCACGCCTCAACCTGTCAACGTTCCGCACGGCGTCGCCCGTAGCCCGGACGGCGACTGGCTCACGATGCGTGGCGAGTTGGGCGCGAGCATGGTTGAGTTTCTGGTGAGGCCGTCCACGTCCGACGCTGCTATTCTGGCCGGACTGGACACGGCACAGGAGATGGGCCTGCGCGTGCTGTTGCACGTCTACGATAGTTCACAGAACACCAACGCGCCGTGGTTTTTGAACGAACTGGGGGGCTGGCGCATCACCCCGCGCGGTGTCGAGATACTGGCGCTGGTAGAAGATCACTCGGCGGTGTGGGCTATCTACACCCTGCATGAGCCGTTTGACTCTGGCGGCTACCACGCAGACGCCGACGCGCAGCGGATACTTTATGAATTCTTGCACGAAAGCACGGCAGAACATGAGGCATATACTACCCACGCGCTGTACACCGATATGGGCAGCCTCAACCGCCCGCACGCCGCCGGTGAGGTGATGAGCGACGGCATGTGTGATATTTGCGCCACGTTCCCAACGACGTTCCGGGGCGAGTGGACTTCTGAGCAATGCCTAACGGAAACATTCTCACGCATCGACGCCGACCGCGCGGTGCAAGTGGCCTACATGCCGAATAGCGAATTGGTGTTTCTCATCAACACCTATACCCTCGGCGACGGCGCACGCTACAGGATGCCGACGGCGACGGAGCTGGACGCGGTGAGGGACTGCATGTGCACTGGTGGCAACTCACACCTCTACTACCCGTGGACTGGCTACGATCTGTCACTGGACGACGTACCGGCGCTGTGGCCGGTCATCGCCGAGGGTTGCCGGTGAGAAAAGCAATTCTAGCGACGGCAGCTCTAGTCTTGCTGGTCGGATGCGCTCGACCCAGGATGCAGGCCCCCAAGCCGCTGTTGGCAAATCCTGGCTTCGAAGGCACCTGGCATCTAGCAACAACGTTCTGGACACCAGAGGGCGGGCCGTTCTACAATCAATATCAGGAGATCACGCCGCCGAAGAATTGGACGGCCTGGTGGCATGAGGGGTTCCCGTGCGCTGGTGGTTGGCTCACCAGGCGGCCAGAGGTGCGCGTCATCTCGACGATACCTGACGCTGAGCGCGTGCACAGCGGAAAGCAGGCGGCACAATGGTTCACGTTTTGGGGTTGTCATTCGGGTGGACTATACCAGCAGGTGGACGTCGAGGACGGCCACTACTACGATTTCAGCATCTACGCTCATTCCTGGTTTGCCAATTGCGATCTGAAGCCACACTACCACCTGCCGCTCGATTACGATTGCGATACCGACGACCCGATCACCTGGGCGCAAGATTGGCTCAGCGTGGGCATTGATCCGACGGGTGGCATTGACCCGCTCGGGCCAGCCGTTGTGTGGGGGCCAGCGCAGCAAATCTATGGTGTCTATGGGCCATCGTTAACGGTGAGTAACGTTAGGGCACAGGGGCCTATAGTGACAATGTTCGTGAGGTCGGAGGCATCGTATCCATTAAAGCACGCCGATTTTTACATAGACGATGCGCAACTTCGCGACGTAACGCACAGGGTATTCTTACCTATAGTGACCAGGAACACTGTAAGCATTGCCGAGAAGGTTAGAGAATGGATAGAATGGACTAAGGAAGGTTAGAATGAATACAATCGAGGAGCTGTTTGCAGATTTCAACGGCGGACTGGTGTATTTGAAAACAGAACACGCCGAATTTGCGGCGAACGTGCTGCGCACCGACGGCACACCCGGCCCCGACGTGCACTGTCTCAATGAGGCGGGGGCCGACTTCGCGCTGCTGACGTATGAAGGGCGCGCCTATTTTAAGACGCTGGGCGCTTCTGTTATGCTCTACAGCCAGCGTGACCCGCGCTGGCGCAACCTGGTGTATGCTGGCGGCCTGACCTTTGCCAAGGCCGGTTGCTATGTTACCGCCGTCGCAATGGTACTTAGCCTGGCCGGTTATAGAGATGACCCGCCGACGGTGGCGGCAAAGTTGCGTGAGGCGGGCTGTTTCGCAGGGCCGCTGTTGACGAAGCCTGAGAAGATACCGATGGCCTATCCGCGCATGCGTTATGACGGGCTGGCGCGGTGGCACAGAATAGCGGCGGATATGGAAGAGTTTGGGATTGAACTGAGCAAGGGGGCCCTAATAATCGAAGTGGACTATCAACCCGGAGGACCTTTCAACCAGCACTTTGTCGTGGCCGAGCGATTGACGTCTGATGGCAACGACCTGGTCATCGCCGATCCGTGGGATGGGACGCGCACCCAACTACTACAACGTTACGCGCAGGATCACTGGAGCCTGGAGCGGGCGCTTTACGGGATGCGCTTACTTCGCATCGAGGAATCTTAACATGGCGACCGTCACAAATCTAGTCTTACAAGAGCGCATCGGTCAACAGCACGCGCAGGTTATGCTCACGCTGGCACGGGTAGAGGACAAGATTACAAAACTATGCAAGCGCATGCAAGAGGCGGAAGTCATCAGCGTCAAAGACCAGGCGCGCATCACGGCTATAGAAACAAAGCACACGGCAATGAAGATTGATCTTGACAATGTCAAGGCGCGAACACTGCGCCTCATCGTCGCCGTGGCCGTGCTAAGCGGCGCGTCTTCTGTTGCCGCCGATAGGTTCATAGGATTATTATTTCCGTGACCATCCTACGCCTCTGCCTCGCCGCCGGGTACGCTAGCGGCGTCTGCCACACACTGCTACCCAGCGACATCCCACCTCCGCTTCCACCGGACTGGGCTACCGAACGATGGGTTTATGATGCCGCCGGCATCGTAGCGGGCGAGACCGTGCCGGACTGTGCGGAGTGTGACCTGTGGGTTGCGTGTACTATTATCGAGGACGTGGAGTTGCGCGGCTATTATCCGTGGCGGTTGCGTCCTGGCCGCTGGCACGGGTGGCGTGAGCCGGGGGAGCGGCACCTGGCGGCGGTTG